CCTTTCGTGTTGGGGAGGGTGGCATGAGAATCCTGAACACTCACGCCGGCATCGGCGGCAATCGGGAACTCTGGGGCGACGAACACGAGGTGACCGCTGTCGAGTTCAACCCGGCAATCGCCGCCGTCTACCAGCAACGTTTCCCGAACGACACGGTGATCGTGGGTGACGCATTCTCGTACGTCGAGAAGCACTTCGCGGAGTTCGACCTGATCTGGATGTCACCCGCCTGCCCAACGCACGGACAGTTGCGATTCAACATCGGAGTCAAGGCGAAGGGGTACGCGCCAGTCATGCCCGACATGACCCTGTACGCGGCGATCGTGTTCCTGCGGCACCACCACGAGGGTTTGTGGATCGTGGAGAACGTGATTCCGTACTACGAACCACTCATCCCGGCGACCATGAAACTGCAGAGGCATCTGATCTGGTCAAACTTCGACATCCCGTATCGCGAGTTCGAGGCGAAGGGTATCCGCACAAAGTCGAAGCTCAGTGACTATTCCGGCGTTGGCGTGGACCTGTCGGATACGGGCATCACGAACAAGCGACAGGTCTTCCGCAACATGGTTGACCCGGCGCTGGGAAAGCACATTCTGGACGCCGCTCTTGGCGTACAGGCGCGGGAAGTGGAAGAGGTGGATGCACTGTGGTGATTTCATTCAGCGTATCGGGCACGCCGGCTCCGAAAGGGTCGAAGATTCGCACGCGCTACGGCATGCGTGAGTCTTCGAAGCGTGTCGGTCCATGGGCTGATGCGGTAAAGGCTGCTGCGATGGCTGCGGGTGACGCTGCGGGCTTGTTTGACGCACTGAATCCGCCTTACCGGGTGGATGTGTGGTTCTACATTCTTAGGCCGCGTACGACCCGTGCAGCGTTTCCGGTTGCGCCGACAGTGGGCGACTCAGACAAGCTCCTACGCAGCACGTTCGATGCGTTGAAGTCGGGTGGCCTGATTGTGGATGACCGGTTCATTGTGGCGGGTTCGTTCTCGAAACGGTGGGCTGGTGACGGCGAGACACCTGGTGCGGTTATCAGGATCTCGGAGGTTGGCAGTGACTGACCCGACATGGTGGCGGTCAGTGGAGTTGCAGCAGTTGGTGGATGAACGTTTGAACGATGACAAGGAGCAGGTAGATGGCAACGGTTGAGATTAGGTCCGCGTTTGTGGAGGACAACAAGGGTTTCGTGTTGAAGATTGCGGAACCTCATTCGAAGAAGAACGAGCAGGGCGGGTATGACACGACGTCGCGGACATTCTTTGATGTGAAGGTGTCGCGTGATTCGGGCATCAATCTTGAGCAGTTCCAGAAGGGGCAGCGGATCAGCGTCAAGGGGAATCAGAAGACGGAGGTTCGCGAGTGGGAGGGCAAGAAGCTGTATTCCCTCGTGATTTGGGCCGACTCAATCGCCGTCGTTGGTGGGGATACTTCACGTCAGGTATCACAGAGTGCACCGGTCGCACCTACCGCGCAGCAGACGGCTGACGCGTGGTCAACACCGGGCGGTCAGTCTGTCGCAGCACAGTGGGCCGGCGCCGATACCACCACACCTTTCTAGGCCGATGAAGGACACGACACCGTGGGCGGGCGGCACTGATTATGTGCCGCCCGCGTGGTCTTTCCCCGCCGAGCATGCACGCCGCGTGTGGGTTGCTGGTGATCAGCGGCGTGAGGGTGTGATGGCGAAACATGCGTGGACGGCTGCGATCCGTTGGGTTTTGCAGCACGAGGATGCGGCCGTGTGGGTTGCGGCAGAACAGGAGAAGAAACCATGACCGAGCAGAGTGATGCAATAGCCGACCTTATCTACATCCATGCGATCACAGCGGCGGGTGATGAAGGATACGTGACGGGCTTTGATCGCAGGGGGCACGATTACCGAAACTGCCAGGACGCCGCACGCGCAGTCCTCGCGTCTCCCGTGTTCCGCCGTATCCAAGCCGAAGCGTGGAACGAGGGGTACATCGCGGCGGAATGGAACGACGAGGAAGTATGTAAGTGCTCCGCATGGAACGACGGCGAGTGCGCGTGTGGCAACTATGGAAACGGTCACCAGATCAAGCGCAATCCGTACCGAGACGCAACCGATGTCTAACCACCCGCGTATCCCGTTGTCGCGTTCGGGTTTCTGCCAGTACCCGTCAACCAGTGGACACGACGGATGCCGCAAGAACGGGTGCGACTGTGTTTGCCATTCGAAGGAGGAGACATGAGCGCACCTGAGGGTTACTACGCCGCGGTGGTCGATGCCGAAGATTTTGATAGGTACGCCGACGACGAGACCACAAACCACGAGTTCCGGAGACAGTCATGAGCGCGCGCAGCTACGGGCACGACGAGACGGACGACTACGAGGCGCTGGCCGAGGCGGAGCGCATGGACGACGGAACGATCTCAACGCGAGTCGTCCTGATCGACAAGCGCGCCGGTGACGTCGAGATTGGGAGACAGTCATGAGCTTTCATCCCGTCGAGTCGTCCGACTGCACCCCGTGCGAGGTATGCATCGGGTGCCACGAGCAACACGCAGATGTCGAGGTTGGTGGTCATAGTGCGGGCTGACCCGTGAGGCGCGTCCTGCTCGCCACCGCCATCATCCTGGCCATTCAACCCCTGCTGCGGTGGGGGTTTCGTTTTGCAGCCCCGTACTGGTGGGCGCACGAGGCAGACCCGTCACCCTGGACGACGCTCAGGTGTGGTGCATGCCGGGGAATAGGGGACACGCACATGTGTGAAAAAGCTTACGACGAAACACGAGGAGTGACCATGACTGGAATTGAAGACACAACCACACGGCGCACATTCGATGGCGAGATGTCGTCCGAGTTCGAGCTTTGGCTTGGCGAGGCGTTCAACTCGTGGTTGCCGTCTCGTCGCGCCGTAGAGGTCCGCACGGAAGACGGTATGTGGTCGGTGTTTGAGGGTGACACGATCGCGCTGTTCGGCAAATATGCGACGGTCGCGCCCGCGAAACAAAGGAGACGATCGTGAGTGAACCGCTGGATCTAAACGCCCTCAGGGCTGTCATCAAGAACCCGCACCGTTACCCCCTGGCAACGATCACCGAAGGTCTTGAGCACGCCATCAACGAACTGGAAGACGCGCGGACAACCATATTCCTCGCCAAACAGCACCAGAAGGGTTTGGCAAGGTCTCATCGTTCAGGCGGTCAGTGTTGGTGCACCACGGTCTCGGCAGACGCGAAGGGAGCGAGCTATGAGCCGGTCTGATCTGACACGGTTGAGCGTCAACCTGAACCCGGAGACCGCCGAAGCGTTGAAGGCTGTAGTCGGAGCGCAGGGAATCTCGTACGCCGAGGGTATCCGCGCCGCTATCTCCATGCTCGCTTTTGTGGAGAACGTGCGCGCGGCCGGGGAAACGCTGATCGTGGAATCTGCCGACCGAACACAGACCCGCGAACTCATCGGATGGCACGGCGTCGAACGCGAGGAGGCCGCATGAACGACGCGGTACAACACCCGAACTACTACATACTCCCAAACGGTGCCGAAACAGTCGACATCACACAATGGCTCACCGGGGCAGGAGCACAAGCCGTCCAATACGTCGTCCGTGCAACACGCATCGACGGTGTTGTGAAAGGCAAGCCCGTTGAGGACATCGACAAAGCAATTTTCTGGTTGAACGTTGAACGCAAACGACTCGAGGAGGCGGCATGAGTGACATGACAGCCGGCGACGCCATGCGCGCACGCGAGAGCGCCAAGAAGCGGGCGGAGAAGTTCCAACAGTACTTGGACAGGCGCGCCAAGCGGAAGGAGCGACACGAGAAGAGGGTTGCGGAAGCCGTCATAGAACAGGCTGAGCGACTGGCCGCATTCTGGTGCTCCCTCGGCAATCATCGAACCGAACAGCACGTCTACCTCAAGGAAGAATTCGCGGGCGGAACGGTCTGCATGGCCTGCCAATTCAAGATTGTTGAGAACCTCGAATCCGTGCTCGAGCTCCCCGCCGTCACCGCAGCCATGGCAAAGGCGGCTCGCATCCGCAAGATCGAGAAGAAGCAGAAAGCCGTCATGAACACCATGCGGAAGACCAGTGAGCACGACGGTGACGGGCTCGTGTACTACATGCGGATCAACGGGCGCGTCAAGATCGGCTACACGTCGAACCTTCTGCAACGGTCGCGCAACTACCCGCCCGGAACGGAACTGCTTGCCGTTGAGCCTGGCACTCGCGACACGGAAGCTCGACGCCACAACCAGTTCTCCCGATCGCTCGCCCAGGGTCGGGAATGGTTCGCGGAATCCGATGCGATCAAAGCGCACGTATCTGAGCTTGCAGAAACGTACGGAGTGCCAACCGCGCTGATGTACAGGCACTCAAAGCATGAGGGGATCAAGCATGTTTGACGGTTACAACGTCGGGTACATGACGTACGACGAGTTCAACAGGTTCCGTCGCGCCATGAATTACTCCGGTCGGCTTGTGGCATGGTTGCGGGTCGCCGGGTACATCAAGTCCGGTGACCCTGACGAGATCCGCGGCAACTCGGTCGAGCCACCATTGGGCATCCCGCCGACATGGTTGGCCGCGGAAGAAATTACCCAACTGTCGCAGGAATTGAACCGGTGGACAGAACTCGAGGATGTCGCTGCGGATGACGGAGGTTTTGAGCTTGCGCTGATATTCACCCGCGAGGTAGAAACGGCCGCAAGCAAATGGCCGTTCGAAGACCGGGCACACAAAGTCCAGTTCGTGCGCTGTCCATCATGTCAGGTTGTGGCACTCCGATATGAGCCGCCACGTTCCGAGGGTGACAGTATCGCGGTCAAGTGCAGTGAATGTCGCCATTTCGTTTCCGAGGACGAGTTCTCGAAGCTGACCGCCCTTATCGCGGTGGAATTCGCGAGAGCCAAGGAGGTTGCGTGAGAGACGACTGGGTTACGGTCGCGCAGGCGATGGAAAGAACCATGCGCTCAAGGCCGACTATCTACCGTTGGATTGCGAGCGGAAAGGTGCGAACCATGCGCCCCGGTCGCGCACTTTGGTTGAGTGTCCCTGATCTAATCCAAGTCGAACGAGAATTGCCAGGAAGGCCACGCGCAAATACGTGAGAAATGTGATACTCTAACGAGTGAAGATCAAGAACTGTGTTCAGGTTCGAATCTCACCCAAGCCGCCACTCATTCACGAGGGCGGCTTTACTGTTCCTCCCGGCCGGCTCATGGTTCCCCGTGGCGAGGTTGGTAGTAGGGCGCCGCGTGACTGCGGCACACAAAGCCCACACGGACGGCATTAGCACGCAACGTGCACTCCACGCCGCTGTGGGCATGGATAAACGGATGACGCGCAAAGCA